TAAATCTATAATGGAAGAGGATTACTCCACCGCTAGAGAGTCCTTGCAGGCCATTATTAATAAAAAAATACAAGGCAAAATTGCCACACACCTCAAGGATCTAAAGGAGAAATCACGTAATGACACAATTCGCTAATTTAATAGACTCGGTGGAAGTACTCAATGAAGAAGCAAAGGCTTCCATTAAAGAGGCTTTCGATTCCGCAGTAAAGACCAAGGTAGAAGAAAGAGTTCAGTTAGAAGTTAACAAAGCTCTTACTGACCTTGATAACAAACACGCTGATCAATTGAACAAGCTTTTAGAAGCAGTTGATGCTGATCATGCTGAAAAATTCGAAAAAGCATTGGCTAAGCAAGATGAAGATCACACTGCCAAGTTGCAACAGGTTGTAGAGCAATACGAAAAAGCTCTCGTAGAAGATTCTAAAGCTTTGAGAGAAGAGTTAGAAGAAGACCTTTCCAACTTCCTCGATCTTTACATCGAAAAATTAGTTCCAGCTGAAGATATCAAGAAAGCAGTTGAAAACACTCAAGCAACTCGCATTGTTGAATCTATCAAGCAATTAGTTGCTATCGATGACAAATTTATCAATGAGAACATCAAAGAAGCTCTTAGAGATGGAAAAGAAAAGATTGACCAACTTCACACCAAGTTGAATCAAACTTTGAAAGAAAACATCGATCTTAAAAGAGTTATTCAAAGATCTCAAGCCAAAGAACTATTGGATGAAAAGACAGCTGACTTACATCCTACCAAGAAAAAGTTCATTTACAAATTTCTTGAGGGTAAAACCCCAGAATATATCAAAGAAAATTACTCGTATGTTGTTGAGATGTTCGAGCGCGACGAAGAAGAAGGCGCCCAAGAACAGGTTATCACAGAATCCGCATCGCCAAAGAAACGCCGTGAGCGCAAAACTGATGATGTAGATACTCCAAAAACCATCTTGGAAGAAAAGGCCGCTTCTAACGCTCCTATGAATGAATATCTAAAAGGACTAGAATAAACAAACAATAAACACAAAGTGTGTTACTTTTTAAAATAAAGGAAATATTATGAACAAACCAAACCCTAATTATGTACAAAAGAGATTGGCTGATGCCCTTCTCGAAAAATGGGCTCCAGTTCTTGATTATTCCAGCAACAAAGTTCGTGCCCTTGAAGATGATCACTCTCGTCTCAATACTGCTATTTTGTTGGAAAACCAAGAATCCTGGTGTCAAAACCGTCAGGGAACTCTTTTAGAGCAAAACACTGTTGGTGGAGGTGTTTTTGGCACCGCTACTGCTGCTCAAGGTGGTTCCTACACTGGTGGCAATCTCCAAGGCATTCCTGCCACTGGTGATGCTAACTACGCTCAAGGAGACGCTCGTCTTCCTAAAGTATTAATCCCAATGATTCGTCGTACCTTCCCTGAGTTGATCACGAACGAAATCGTAGGTGTGCAACCAATGAGTGGTCCTGTTGGACTTGCTTTCGCTCTTCGCTACAAGTACTCTGGTACTAACCTCGGAGCATTTGAAAACGATTCGTCTTCGACAGTTGGAGCCCTTGCTGGAACAACTGCTGCTGCTGCTGGTCAAGAACTAGGATATGGCTTACTAGAAACCGCTTATACCGGTACTTCCAGTGCCCATCTTTCTGGTGGAACTGACTTCGAAATCACGGCTCAAGACAATGGTATTGCTCGTCTTCTTTCGAGCTTTGAATTCTCCTCTGAGATTCCTCAGGTTGAAGTTAGCCTAGAAAAAACAGCTGTTGAAGCTGGAACTCGTCGCTTAGGTGCCAAATGGTCGTTAGAGATCGAACAAGATCTTAGAAACATGAACGGCATTGACATCGACGCAGAACTTACTTCTGCTATGAGCTACGAAATCCAAGCCGAAATTGACCGTGAAATGGTCATGCGCATGGCTCAGTCCGCTATTAACGGTGGCAATGTTACCGTTTGGCAAGCCGCTTCTGCTGACGCTCGTTGGTTGGGTGAACGTACTCGTGACTTCTACGCCAAAGTGGTTGTTGAAGCTAACAAAGTTGCCGTTCGTAACCGTCGTGGTGCTGCCAACTTCATCATCGCAACTCCTAAGGTTTGCGCGATGCTTGAAATCCTTCCTGAGTATGAAACAATGCCAGTTAATGGTAATGTGAATACTGGTGGAATTGGTATCTCCAAAGTCGGAACAGTTGGTGGACGTTTCACGGTTTACCGTGACACTCGTACTGACGCTCAGAACATTGGAGCCGGTGTTACACAACGCTCTACTCCTCTTGAGTACGCATTGCTTGGATATAAAGGTGCTGAGTACTTCGATACTGGTATCGTTTACTGCCCATACATCCCAGTGATGATTCAACGTGCATTCGGACCGAATGATTTCAGTCCACGCGTTGGATTGCTCACACGCTACGGAATCGTTGATAACCTCTTCGGTGCTGGACTTTACTACAGCTTAATTGTTGTGAAAGGCCTCGGAGATGACTTCGTTCCTGGTGCGACTGCTAATTACCTCTAATACAGTAGTAATTAACAACGC